CCGCCAGTCAATGTGATGACCGGGGGCGTGGTATCTGCGAGGGTTGTACTGGTGAATGTGGCAGTTACACCGCCCACAGACAGCGTGGTTTCGCGCACGCCGTCATAACCACCACTGGAATATTCGCTGCTACTGGTGTGACGAACACGAATACGGTAGTTCAGGCGGACGTTGGTCGATGCACTCGTCCACCCGCCCCACGTAGTCCCGCCATCGGTAGAGACCGAATATTGGCTTCCAGTATCGCCCGAAATAAGAACGGGCACGTCAACGCCCGCGTCCACACCCTGCACTGTGATCGCGTTCGATATAACCGTGATGCCCCGTGCGACATTGTCTTGAGCCACAAAGCTGAATGGCGCTGGCGTGACATCAACTGCCGAAGTCGTTGTGAACTGAGCGGAGCCCTCAGTTGCTTGGCCGCCGCTGCCAAACTCGTTGGTGGGCCGCACGACCACTGTGAAAAGCGTACCCGTTGCCAGCCCACTCAGCTGAACAGGGTTGGATGTTGACACCCAACTGCCGCCGTTCAGTGAATATTCAAAGCCCGTTGCATCGGTCCCGTCGTAGTCGATAAGGAGCACTGCAGTGGTAGTCGTGACCGTTTCAACGGTCAGCGTAACAGTGCCGACCGGGGCCCCTGACTGAAACACGGGGACGCCTATGGTATTCAGCGTAATCCCGGTCATTTGGCCTGTGGTGCTGTCAATAAATACCGCGTCAAAAATATCGGCCGCATCTACCGTCAGCACGCCGTCGTCTGTCAGCGTGAAATCCGCCGCAGTATAGACAATCTGATCGCCAGGGACCGGGTACCCTGGGTCACTCGCATTGTCTGGGTCTGTCGCCCACTCGCGGAAAATGTACTGGTCATAGCCCTCGGCCAGGGTCGCCACGGCTTTTCCGAAGCCGGGGGCGTAATCCACAGTTCGCGAAGCGGATAGCGAACCCGTCGTAACAGCCGGCGAAGTCACCAGATTGGATTCGTTGCCGACAGCATCATTCTGGGCAAAATGGACATAGTAGGTCGTGTTCGGCGCCAGCTCAGTGAGCGTTACCGATTGCGTGCCAACCGCAGTTACACTTTGGCTGATACCGTTCGCCACCACATCCGCACGCGGCTCACTCGCGTTTTCAGTAATCCAGGCAAACAAAGTGCCGTTGGCTTCATCAGTATCGACCGTAGCATCCACGGTATCATATCGGGGCGATACCGCCGTCGGACTGGTCAAAACCGGGGCCGTAGTGTCGGCCGCCCCAATGGTCTCCGTTATAGCCTCGACACTACCGTCGGTCTGAATAAGGCGGACCGTATAGGTACCATCCGGCCCCGAATGGGAGCCGTCCGCATTCACTGTCAGCGCGTCGGGGTATTCGATCTGCATCCCTGCACTGGGAGTTACCGCAAACCCGAAAGAGCCCGCCCAGCTGGTCAGATCGACATAGGATCGCCCGGTTCCAGGCTGATAGTCTGCGGTAGAAATGGCCATCAGCTCACCTCGACGTTGTAGCCAGTGCCAAACAGGAGACCTGGCGCAGTGTTACCCGTGGCCGGCAGTGCCGGCATCGTAAACGTGTAGGTGCCCGTACCAGTTTTGGTCAGCGGCAGGGTCAGTGTATTACTTTGGCTGTCGGTAATTACCGCTTGCGTCGGATCGGTTGCACCCCAGTTCGACGTGGTGATAGTGATCGTGTCCCCTGGGTTAAGGATCACATCATCGATCGTAAAAGAGGGGCCGGCGGTTGAAAGAACCATCGCCCACGGATCAGAGGTAACGGACGCCAACTCCGAAGCATTGAGTACCTTATCAAATACGACAATGGCGGCCAGGATGATGGTCCCGTCCGCGCCGACGCTGGTGAGGACTGGTACATCATACGCGCCATTGATGTCCGCGGCGCCGCCGATAGTGTTCACCTGGTTGGGTAGAACCTCTACGCCATCCAGATAGTAGACCGGCGTACCAACGGTAAAGGCGAACGCACATGCGTGCACACCGGAGTAGACAGCTTGGTCCTTTCCGAACGTGTTGAACTGATTGGTCTGTGAGCCGCGATTTCCTGTCTCCATGACAAGTTCTACGTCATGGGCATAGTAACCGCGTTGCTTATACTGAAGGGCAGTTGGGCTGGTCAGCAGGTCCAAAAACATAACCCCGTCGGCACCGGTGCCCAGTGTGCCGAGGTTTTTCCACGCCATGACGATAGTGCTTTCATCCGGGACGCTCAACGTATTGGTTACCAGGTTGGTGCCCGGGTCAAACCGTCGCCCATCCCCCAGGTCTGGGTCATTCACCACCGTTGATGTACTGGTGATGGCCGTATCGGTCACCAAGTCCTTATCGAGCTGCCCGAACTCCCAGAAGGTTGCGATATTTGCAAACAGTGGGTGCGCGCTATCCAGCCCAGTAATGCCTGCTGGTTTTGTCAGACTCATACGGTAGCCTCCACTGGGCCGATGGTGTGCGAAACAGCGCGGGGTACGCCATATATGTCGTGTGTCGAAGTCCTGGCATCAGAAGTCGCTGCTCCGGCCAACGGCGATGTCGGCGGCACAGTGACAATGCAACCGTCAAGTGTGATCTGCGGATCAGCCGCAACAGGCGCGCTATCCCAGCTCGGAAGGGTCGCGGCATTCACCGGTGATGCGACAGTGCAGTGCCATCCATTGCTTTGTCCAACGAAGTTGTCCACCTTTTCCTCAGCGTTGTACGTATATCCGATCCACAGATGGTCCTCTGTCGAATAGACGGCATTATGACTGCATTCCACGGTCATATTGTCGCCGGACTGTCCGCTAACTGTGAAGGCGCCTGCATTGGCCTGGTTGAAATCCGGAGTGTGTCTATACACCAGGTTGTTGCGTAGCCACATGGTCCCCAGATACCCGTTTTGGGGACCATCGCCAGAGTCCATCAGGCGGAAACCGCCGGCCTCCGGGCCGTCCGACGTCAGCGGGTCTACGCCGTCCCAGGCGGCAGCCTTACCGCACTCAATCAGCACGTTGTTATATAACAGACTGTCAATATCCCATCCAGTTGAGCAGCCGTTACTAATGCCGGCGCCACCCTGTTCCACTATGACATTGTCATGCGTGGCCAGATCACCGATCACGATGCCGCCGTAGCCATTTTCGGGCTGGTCGTAGTTATGAATGCCGAATTTGGCGTGGTTCCCATGCAGGAAATTCCAACCCCACTCCCACGCCTCAACGGTCGGATTGGTCGCGTCTCGCGGCGTCAGGTAGGTGGTATGGTGCAGTTTCGACGAGCCTTTACAGCCGTAGTCGTACACCTCATTACCAAACATCTTGTTGTTGCCGACATACGGGTGGCTCCCCTCAATCGCACCCTGGTACCTCGACGCACAGCAATCCACGATGTCGGTAATTCGGTTCGCGATTGTGCGAGAGTTTTTGCACACCCGAATACCCCAGGTGTCGCCGCTATCAATTACTCCGCCGACCGGCTGATCGTTGGCATCGACAGCCAGATAATTGCTGGCGTACACATCGAGCTTACTGACCACCCAGCCCTGGGTTCTATACGGCTCGACCGCTTTTTGTCCAATGACCTTCGGCTGATACCCTGGATACGCAACCGTTGCAAACTGCGCATCCAGGGTGCTCAGCGCCGATGCATTGTTCCAATACAGGGCGCGTGCAGTAGGGCTCGTCATGTTCCCTGTATCAACGTCGTGGATGTACATCGTGCTGCCAGCCGGGATTGCATTGATCGCATAGCTGGCTGTGGCGAAGGGTTGGTCAAAGGTGCCCGGGTTGCTATCGCTCCCAGTAGACTTGACGTGGTAAATGGCGCCAGCGCGAACGGTAAACGGCAGCGTATTACTCTCAACGCCCCCCACCTCCAGGCTGATCGTCCCGGCACCATCTACGCTACCCAGGGGAATGGAAAGCGCGACCTCCTGCATCAAGTGGCTATACCACAGCCGGGCAGGCCCGGACGGCAGCACCCCATCCGCGCGTTTCCAGTAGTAGGTAGTGCATTCACGCTTCGTACCCTGGGCATCCGTGAAATATGCCTTGCTTGAGCCCTTGGAGTCACCCAGACCCTGACCCCACACAGTCACGATGACGCCGGAGCCAACGCCGTCCCCCAGCCCAGTGGCAGGACCGGAAATCAGATCGGAAAAACGGAGCAGTGGGGCGGGAGCGCGACTACTCTGTGAGTGGGACAGCCAATTCGAGCTGTACCCGGGGTCACTACCGCCGCCTGACCGGGCGCCGCCCCGGCCGGTCACGCTGGTATCGATCAACGGATTACTGGCCGATACCAATCCCGGGAGATTCGCCAGAGTAATGTTCGCCGGATTTGCCATCAGCCTACCCTTGAATATTCGCAATGCGCATATTTTAGCCTACTCCAGTAGCCATTGCCATACTCCTTTGAACTGGCCAACCAAGGGCGCCATGCCCTTGAGATTTTCCAGCGAGCGGCTCACGTCCACCTGGCCATTATCGATAGCCAGAATCTGCTGGGTCACGCTCAGCGCGGGTGTCACGGCTCCGGCATACCCGGCCAGTCCCTGGTCCCAGTCGTGCGCTTGCCACAAGCCATACAGCAAATCCCACTGGGCAAATGCGCCAGTCTTTCGCGTCAACTCCACCACCAGCTCATCCCAGTCCTCATCGAACCGATCCTGCCCGGCCAGCAACCCACGAAGCCCGAGACTCAGCATAGCCAGGGGCATCATCAATGCCATCGCCAACATCGGGGTGCCGAGGGACATCATGGCCCCCATCGTGAGCGAATAGCCTTCGGCCTGCGCCTGCCTGACCTGCTGCTGAATCTGGCGACCCACGCCCATCAGAACGGTGTCGCCGAAGGTCCAAAGGAATTGCTTGAGGTGCCAGATCAGCTTCATGTACGGGTTGTTGCCCCAGTTCGTCGCCTGGAACTTATTGGGGTTCAACGTGCCCTCGTTCACAAACTGGGAAATCCCGGCGGACACGGTACGGGCCAACTCTGCATTCGGCCCTTCCATATCCGGTGCGAATGGGGGTCGGCCCAACCGATTCCATTGCAGTACCTGCTCCGGGGTCAAGCCAAGTTTGGCCAGTGATGCGTAGTCCCCATCCGCCGCCGCTTTGAGAACATAGTGCATCCCGATGGCCGTGCCGACAGTGCGGCTGAGCCGAGTGATGAACTGCTGGCCGTTGACAGTAAAGAACAGGTTGTTGGCCTTGCTCAGAATCCCGGACTGGTAGCCCTCGCCCATGGACTCACGCATCGCCTGCTCCGCACCGGTGGTCATGGCTGCCCCGATCGCGTGGGCAAAGTGCTTGGCCTCAGAGTAGTTACGCAGCGACTGCACGATGTCGTTGAATCCAAACCCAGCCCGGATCGCCGCGATAGCCGGCTCTGGGATTGACGCCACGCCAGAAAAGCCGAGAATCATCAGGTTGATGACGCCTGTGGCCCATTCCTGCGATTTCCGCGCCCATTTATTCACACCCAGGTTGTTATGACCCAATGCACCAGAGACGAGGTCCTTGACCTCGCGAGCGGCGGAGACGCCCTTCTCGCCTTCGATAGCGCGAAGGGCCTCCTTGTATTTGATATTCGGATCGTAGTAGAGCTGCTCCCCGGCCTGGACCGCCCGCTGAGCTGACGCCTGTAGTGAAGCCAGGTATTTGCCGTCCTTAGTGACATAGCCGCCGAACGTCGATTCCCACGCGGTGCGTTTGGCCAGCCCGGCAGCCAGGTGTTGCAGCATCCCGAAACCCTTGTCGAGCAGGAACCCGGCCTCGGCCAATTTCTCAGGGCCAATGGCCAAGATCAATGTGCGGGCTGCTTCATGGGTACCGACCGGCTTGCCCGGCCCCATCGGCTCATGCCCCAGTTCTTCAATGCCATACCCCTCGATGATCCGGTCGATTTGCTGGTTCAGTTCCTCGTCAGTCGCCCCAGGCAACACCTCTTTCGCCATCGCCATCAACTCACCGCGCTTAGCTTCAACCGCGGTGTGATCGAACACATACGGGGTAAACCCGTTCATGAACTGTCCGGACGACCAGCCCTGACGCTGCGCATCTTTGAGCAGGGTATCGATCGTCTTGCGCAGGATGCGGGCACCCTCGGTATCCTTACCCTCGCGCATCTCCGTATACGCCTGGTCCACTGCCGCCTGCTGGCCCCGCCCCTTCTTGATCTGGTCAAACGCCCGCTGCAGGTGCGCCGCCCAGCTATTGGCCAGGGTGTTGCGCTTCTGCTCATAGGAGCCCTGCCCGACCCGGGTCTGGTTCGCGGATTGGAACAGCATCCCGGCCAATTCCGGGTTGGCACTGCGAATCCGACCGATGACCGACCGATACAATCCTGTAGGACGGAGCATACCCTTCAACGTCCGCTTGATCCGGGAGTCCACCCCAGATGGGGGTAGCGGCTTTTCATCCGGTGTGTAGTGCATGGTCACCGGCGACCCAACGTTATAGCGATGGGACAACGGCATTTCTCCACGCAAAATGCGTCGGGCGAATTCATCGAATTTCAAGTTCAGCTTGAACCGGGACAGCCGCCGCACCGCCTTGTCCGACTGGATCGCGTCCCACATCCGTTTCAGATTGTCGATCACGAACCGCAGCGCTTTGCCAAGTACACCCTTGGCATCCAGGTACTGGCTGCGCCGGTCGCCGGTGACATCTTTAGCAATGGCCGCGCTCATCTGGTCGGCGAACCATTCCTTGAATCCGGTGAACCCCTCCTTGCCGTTATAGCTCCAACCGTGGTCCGCTTGATACAAATCAAACAGGGCGTTCCGCTCCGCTTCTGGCAGCAGGTGCCAGCTCTGGTCATAGAGCATGTGCCCCAGCTCGTGACCAAAAACCAACGACCATTCCGCCGGATTGGTGCCGGGCTGCAAAGCGTCCATAGAGATCACCACGGTCGGCCCGAGGTTGATATAGCCGGGTCGAGCCGCCAGTTTGGCCAGCTCTTTCGGGGTGACCAAATGTCCAGCGTCACGGGCGATACGCTCCAACTCCGCCAGATCACCGGTTTCCACCAGCGTGATGGGCGTCTGCAGGAAGCGCGTGCGCTGCTCCCCTTTCATGCCTTTGGAAACTTGCAGCAACAACCGCCGGGTGAACCCGGCCAGCGCCTGGAACGATTGGCGCTTGGCTGCTCTGCCTCGGACCTTGGTGCCGGTAAAGTTCTTTTTGGCTTTACGCGGGCGGGGCGCCTGTGGCTGCTCGGCTTGGACTTCCGTCAAACCCGCATCCAGTGGCAACTGCATCCCGCGCATGGGGGCACTCAACCGGACAAATCGGCTCTCGCTCTCCGCCAGCTGCTCCGCTTCAAAGGCCACCGCCGCCTCGACTTCAGACAACTCGGCGCCACGCTCATTGCGAAACACCGATTGGTCCATCGGGTCTGGGACAAAGCCATCGGCCTCCTCGTACAGCTCGCCCTCGATCTGCAGTGAACTTTCACCGCTACTGGCCATTTCGGCCATCTGCCGGTCGAAGCCCTCCTCGTCGATGTCGTTACGCGAGTCGGCCTGACGGTCGGCCAACTCCGCTTGCCAGCCCCGCAAGCTAGTGGTCATTTCACCGGCGCCATCCTGTACAGCCGCGCTCAATCGCTTAATCTTACCTAGCAAGCTTAAGCGCTGATCAAGCAGGGATTTCAGCGATCCAATTACACCATGCCCGAAATCAACCGCTATCAATCGAGCTACTTGATCACGAGTCGCCTTTTCATCATCGATCGAACGCCGATTAGCACTGACTTCCTCATCCCGTAACGACCGGAGTCTAGCCTCCGCCTCCGCTACCCGGTCATGGCGGCGCTTTAGTATCCGCTCCTGGTCCCGTTGCGTGAGACGTGTGGGCCCAGACGCCATACGGTTCTGAAACTCCTCCAAGTGATCACGGGCCTCACGTAATTCGATCCGGGCCTGTTGCAGCCGAGTCTCAATCCGTTTGGTACCTGAGCGACGCGCTTCCCGCTGCTCGTACCAAGTCGTGTTTACATTGGCCGTGATATCAGCCAACGCAGCGACTGTTTCCGCATCGCCCGCATCCTCTGCGACCGACCGCATTTGAGACAGTGTCAGCTCGATTAAATCTTCTAGCTGCTGTAGCTCCTCGCTGGCCTGGTCCCGCAGTGCTGCTGCCTCGGCAGTTTTGGATCGACGTGCCTTACCCTGCTCCCGCTGGGTCCGGGCCTCGCCCGCTGTCACCGGTGCGCCATCCGGGTCAAACCAGACCACGATGTCGTCGGCCACTTGTGGTAGGCCGGCAGCTTTCATACGCTCCAGGTGGCTGGATTCCGGTCCCTGAGCCAAACGAGCAAGGTTGCTCTCCAGGTTGGTGATTGCTTCCGCTGCCGTGACTGGATGACGGTCCTTGGCGTAATTGGCAAGCGTCACCGCGTCCACCAGCTTAAACACCGGTCCGGTCATACCGCTGTACTCGATCAGCAGCAGATTCTGCCCGCGGGCCTTGTTGGTGTAGGTGCGGGCGCGAGCCTCTCCCTCGGTAGTGAACTGGGTCAGCTCATTGGTAAACGTAGCCGCATTCAGCTCAGCCAATCGGGTCAGCAACCGGTCCCGATACTGGGTGTCGAAAGCCACCGGGTCGGCCATGAACTGGCCGCGAATCTGCTGATAGTCCTTCTCCGCCTCGCTCCATTGCTCCGGCGGTAGCGCCTCACTGCGAGCCTCCAAAAATTGCGGCAGTTTCAGGGTCGCCTGATTTACCGTGCGGTAAAACACCAAGTCGGACTGCTCCTGCGGATCACGCTCCTGCGCCGACGGGTAGGACTCGGCCTGCGGCGTCCCGCTATTGGAATAGGCGTTGCGCAGTTCGCTCTCAATCTCGGTGGCCACGTCCCCGATCAACAAATTCTCTGACAAAGCGTCGATGATCGCTTGCTCCGGATTGTTGCGGTGATTGGCCGCCAGCAACCGCAAGCCTTCCGCCAACTGCTCCTCGGCACGAGACTCTTGGTCCAGTGGGATTTCGAATTGCACCGTCATGTAGCGGATCAAATGCCGTAGGCGCTGTTCGATGTCGGCAGGATTCGCGGCGTTGCGGATCGCATCGATATCCGACCTGAACTGCAGCAGGGCCACCGGAGCTGCCAAATGTTCCGTCTGGTGCGGCCAGTGCCGAGCCCAGTAGGCTGACTCCAGTGCACCGGTGTCCAGACCCAACCCTACCAACCCGGCCAGCCGTTGAATGACACTCAGGTCCCGCACCGACTGGGTGATGAACGCCCGACGAGCCGGGTTCAGGGTACGGGCCTCGGCCTCAGCTTCAGCTTCCGCTTCGGCGGCTTCCTCGGCGGTAGGCGCCCGGCGACTCTGTTTCTCGGCCTGAATCTGGCGGTCCAGTACCCGATTGCCTGTCTGCGGTGCCTGCGCCTCCAACCCGAAGGGGATTTCTTCCTCCAGCTGGGTCTGGCTGACGAAGTTGGTCCGCATCTTCTTGGCCCGATCATCCAGCTCCCGGAACAGACCGCGTACATCGTCCAGGGTCTTTTCGCCCTGCTCCGTCAAGTCGTTGACCTTGGCCCCCAGCACCTCGGCCAGCCCAATCAGGCTATTGTCGTCCATATCAGGCAGCCGATTGATCAGGCTGTTGACCGACCCACCCTCACCGACATAGCGGCGGACGGCCCGTGCCAATACCGGTTTGGGTAGATCACCGCGCAACTTGGCTTTGAGACGGGGCATCAGGTACTTGCGCCCACCCTCCATCAGCGCTTCGTTGCGTACCAGTTCTACCCCGGCGTCCTTGGCTGCCTTGCGCCATTCCGCATCAGATGCATTATCCAGTTCCGCCACTGCCCGATCAGCCAGCTCAAACGAGGTACCGTGCGGGGTCCGGGCGTACTTGGCCGCCAGCTTCTTGTTCCGGGACAGGGCTTTGCGGATCGCTTCGCGGGTACGCTCCCGATCTACCGGCACCACAGTCTTCTGGAACCGGGCCGGGTCAATGCCGAGGCGGTTCAGGGTTTCGTTCAGCTCGGCCACGTCCAGTCGACCGGCCTGGAGGTCAGCCATCAGTTCATCTACCGGGCGCAGTTTGCCCTCGGCGTTGTACACCGATGCCGCCGGTGTGCCCGGCTCGGACGGTGCCCGGCGCTTGGCTTGTGCCTCGCGGGCCGGGCTCTGGCCCAGGTCGCCCAGCACAGCAGTATCCAGCGTGAATTCCGGCACCTGCGCATCGGCCTGCTCCCGGGCCAGTCCGTCCAGCGAACCACGCTCAGCCTGGCGCCGGGCCTGACGTTCAGCCAGTACATCCTCCGGTTTCCGGACACGGATGTCCGCATCCGGGTTGGCCTGCGCTACGGCAGCGACCGTGCGCTCCAGGTTATCCTCATCGGTGACCGCCGCTTCGAGCGTGTTGCCCTCGGCGTCCACCGCGTGCACCACCTGCTGGGTCTGCTCCGGGTTCAGTTCAGATTTGGGGGTAAAACCCCTGGCACGAGCCAGTGCATCCCCAGTCAGGGGCGTCGCCGGGTCCAACAGCGGGTCATTTGGGTCGTTGGTCAGATAAAGCGAACCGTCTTCGCTCTCGCGCCGGAAGACTTCGCCATCAAACGCGGCTACAGCGGCCGCCTCATCTCCCCTGTTCGCCGGAGCCAGCCACACCGACCCTCGACGTTTTGCCCTTGCCTCTAAATCAGAAACAGGATCAGGATCGGTTGCCTCGGGGTTGAAGTTGTGTTCTTTGCGCTGACGCTCATTGACCTCACGCCGGAGGTTCCGACGCATACCGGCCAACCCTGACACGGTAGCCCCAGTCGTACCGATCGCCCCGCCGAAGATGCCGCCCCGGATACCCGCATCGAGTACCTGCGTCAAATCCACGTTATCCAGGTCAAGTTCGCGGTTCGGGTCCAGCTCCATGATGCTCAGCTCGTCCATGAACTGCTGCAGCATTTCCGTGGTGCCTTCGGCCATGAAACCGACACCACCGGTTTGCATTGCCTTGCCGGCAATGTCGCGAAGCCGTACCACTTTCCCGGCCTCACGCAGGGTGTCAGCCAGCTCCTTCGCCGCGTCGGCACTGCCGCCCTTCATCACCCGCCGCAGGATAGTCTCCAGAGAGGCCAGTTCCAGGGCTGCTTTGGCCGAGCCCACCCCCCACGCGTGCAGCAGCGCACCATCAGTGTCTTCCAGCCCTTCGCCAAACTGCTGCTGACGGGTCTCACCAACCATCTGGGCCTCGATGGAGGTGCCCATGCCCACGGTGCCTGCCCGCCCCAACAGCACTCCCTTGGCGCTGAATGCCCCCTTGGCTATCTGTCCAGACTTGGCCAGTGCAGCCGATCCGGCGAGTTTGCGCATCGCCGCTTTGCCCACACCGGCAACCAACATAGACCCGGCGCCAGTAGCCAGCGCCGCACCAATGTCCACGGCCAGCTGAGGAGCGTTTTCGATGAGCGTTTCCAGCACATACAGACCGACGCCTTCATAGCCTCCGGCCAACGCTTCTTCATAGTTGGCAATCCGGGCCGGATTCAGGGCCGCTTCGGTCATATTCCGCAGCATTCCGTCCTCGCCCCATTTCTCCAGGGCGTCGATACCCGTGGTCTTACCCAGCACCTCGGCAAAGCCGTACAGAGAGCTTTGCAAATTATCCACGCCCCGGCCAAACGCCGCTTCTGCCGCATTGTTACGGTTCATTCCCCGGGTGCGGGTATGAAGCGGTTGAGCGAGGAGGTTTTCAAAGCGGTTGCGCAGAAAATCCAGGTTCTCCCGGTCAGACTGCTCGACGTACCGGTCCCATTCCGGGCGCACGCGATTGCCAGTGGCCTGGTCGACGACGCCCAGGTGCATGAAGTTCATGGACTCGCGGTTCGGCGCAGCCAAGCCTCGACGGATCATATCCTGGCCAACGTTACCCTGGTCGTCAACGACATCCACCAGTTCCCGACCATGGCGGCCAGTAGCCCCGGTGCTCTGTACCTGTGCGCCACTGTCCAGGGCTTGTTGCAGCGCCTGCCGGGCCGGCTCGGCCCCGGGCATATCCACCGGCACTTCGCGCCCGGCCCGCTCCGGGGTATCCCCGTGCCGCAGACGTTGATTACCGTTTGGCCCGTACACCCCATCGCCGTCATATGCCGACCCCTCCCGTTTCTCGACGAGGCGTTGCCAGCGGGTCAGGCGATCTTGGTCAATGGGCATAAGAATGGTCCTTTACGAAAAAGCGCACAGTGTTGACTGTGCGCATTATATCAGAGCCGGTGAAGAAAGCCGTCACTTCCTGAGGTTGAGCAACGCCCGTTGAGCCGCCGCACCGGGACTCATGTTCGGGTTGTTGCGCAACACCTCGGCCGCCGCTTTCCCTACTGCCGCTTGGGTGTCAGGGTCCATGGCATCGCCATCGCTGTTCAACTGCGCCAACGCCAGCTGCATCACCTGTCCCAGTCGACCGGCCTCCACACCCTCGGTAAACAGCTGCCATGCCATGGACAGGTTCGGCTCATTACCCACACCGGCCAGGGCCGTAGCATCCAATCCGATTTTCTGAATTACGCCATGGAGGCGCGGGTCCTTCACCATCGCCTTGAATTGAGGGTCGCTGTTAGCCAGCGTTGTAAGTTGAGAGCGCAGATGCTCGCCGCCACGCTTGTCCGCGACCGTCTTCAACTTACCATCTTCGTACACGGTAAAGGTCGCTCCATCGGCGAGAGTATTCGCCAGATTGTTCACGGTCTTGGCAAAATCCGCCTGGGCGGCTTCCGGGGTCGTGTCTGACCGGCCTGTGGTCCAGAGGTTGCGGTTCTGTTCGGCGGTATAATTCGCGCCATTGATCGACTCGTTTCGACGAACCACATCACGCAGGCTACGGGCCGTCTGCTCCACGGCGCTCTGCCAGCTGTTCTGGCGCTGGCCAAGGGTCTCATTCTGGCCGATGGCCTGCAGGTTCTGGGTCAGTGCCGCCAATTGGCCTTTAAGTACCTGCTCACGCTGGTCCAGCTCGGCCATCTGCTCTTGTTCGACTTCTGTCAGAGTGCTCGGAACATTCAGTCCTGTTTCGCCAAACACCCCATTCTGACCGTTCTGGCCCAACGTCCGGCTACCCGCCCGCTGTCGCGACTGAGTCAACGCTTCTCGTTGCGCCTGCAACTCCGCCAGCTGTGCCTCCAGCGCATCGCCCTCGGCCTGCAGCTCCTCGACTTTGCGCCCCTGGTACTCCTCCGCCACCGGCAGTGCCTGTGGCTTCGGATCGGCCAGAGCGGTTGCTCGGTCGCGAGCCTGTCCGAGTACCAACCGGTCACGGGCGGAACCGCCCTGCGCACCCCAGCTGGCGGACTGATTGAGCTTGCCGAGCAGTGCATCATAAATCTGCGCAGCTTCCTCGACCGAGATGACTCGGGGTTCACCATTGGCATCTACGGAGTCGGGGTCGACCCGCAGGGGGCCTCCAGGCGTACTTTCCTCCATGGCGATGTAGCCGACAAACTTCCCGTTCTCGTAATGGGGTTTCATCAGTGCAATAGAGTCTTCCCCAAACCCGTCCCCGGTGATCTCGGAGGATGCGGACATGGTAGCAATGGCCGCTGCGTAATCCTTCGGGTTCTGGGCCATTTCGATCCCGGTCGGCATCGAGCCGTCTTCTTTGACAAACGTCTGCATCAGCTCCTGGCTGTAGGTAGCGCGCCCCCGAAGCTCTGCGATTTTTTGCAGAAGAGCATCCGTCCGATTCTGCGCGTTGGTCGCATCCACCCGACCCTGGGAGGTGGCCTGGTTCTCGGTCAACTGCAGCTGCGCCGTCTCGTTCTGGGTCCTTTGATTCGTGTTCAGGAGCCTGCGGTTTTCGTTCTCCAGATTCAGTCCTTCCAGTCGTACCGGGTTGGTCTGCTTGTTGAAGTCAACCTCCTGAGACACCAGCTTGGTGAGTGCTTGAAGGCGCCCGATTTGAGCCTCGTTCAGGTCAATGCGGGAATCGTTCATGCGCACGTTCTCGCCGTGCGTCAGGTCAAATTGGCGAGCGTTCTCCGCCTCGTTCGAGCGCCAGCGGTAGGCATTGTCGAGGCTGCGGAAAGTATTATTGAACCCTTCACTGAATGCCACGGTGCCTCCTAAATGAACGTGGCCGCCAGCAACCCGGCCCCAAGGCCGACGGTCGAAGCAACATTGGATTTGTATTGCTGTTGGGCCGCACTATAGGCGGTGTCTCGGCTCTGCTCGTTCGCGGCTGCAACGCCGAGCCCGCCTTGAGCCGCATTACGCAAACTGGCCCCCTGGTTCATCAGCGTCTGCAGCGTCTGCAGCTCGCGATCCTGATCGGCGATGATCGCCGAATTCCCGGCGTCCACCTGGGCCGCGGTCGATGCCAATGAGTCCCGGCGCGCTTGATTCGTGCGCTGAGCGCTGTTGGTCGTCACGCCATAGCGGCTATTATTGCGAGCATCCACTTGCCCCAGCACCCGCCGGGCCGTCACCGCATCCTTGATCGCGTCCTGCGTGGTATCGATGTCCAGCTGCTCGAACAGGCGCTCCTCGGCGGGAATACCGTAACCCTTATATTCCTCGTAGAGCCTGCGGTTGATACTGGCAAGAACGTCGTCGAGTTTGGCCATATCAGAGTCCTACCCCGGTAAAGCCGCCTGGCCCCCGAACTCCGTTGCCAGTGTCGTAGAGCGTGCGCAAACTGGCACGAGCGCCCATCGGCTTAGTTGCCGCCGGTTGTCCCATGCCGTAGGCCATCGCACCACCTGCGGCAGAGCCGAGGAAGTCGGTAACCAACAGTCCGTCGGCCACATCCTCCTTCATCTTGCGGATAGACTCCTGCGTGGACAGCTGCGTGGCATTGCCAAGGCCGGCAATCGCTTCCTGTCCAGCACCGGTGGCCGCATCCATCACGCCCTTGGTCAACCGAATACTGCGCTCGTTGGCACTATTAGTACCACCGGTGAGGCTGGAACCCAAGGCCCGTGTGCCAGTGCGCGTGGCCGAGGTCAGCTGTCCGTTACTACCCGGTGCGCGAGGTGATCCCATCGCCTGCATCACATCTGCATTCCCTCGCCCGCGCAATGTCGCCGACTTATCCTGAGTGGACAAGTCATCCAGGCGCCCGGTCAATGGGGCAAAGCGGTCCTGATAACGGTTGAATTGGCTCTGGGAAATATCCGCCAGCGCGCGATCATTGGCACTTTCTTTGGATTTTTTCGGCTTGCCAAATAGGCCACTCAAAAAGCCCATGTTACAGCCCTCCGTATCGAACGGTGCGCGGGCGGCCTTGCTTGCGGTTGTTCACCAGCCGTTTGCCGCGCAGCACCATTGCATCGATCTGAACCGCTAGCAGCTGAGCCAAGTTCGGATCAAACCACGGCGAACCGGGTTGCCCATACACCTTCACCAGCCCGGCGTTTACCATAGCGGTGCGGAAATCGTGCACCAGCCAATCCGGAATCTCAGTCGTAGCCGGGGTCGGATACAACCGAACCATCACCCGCAAATTGCCGCGTGGCGTCTTCGGGGTGACCAGCAGCTGGTGGGGCTCATCATTGGTCAGATGGTAGCCGACCTCGCGGTCCTCGACAATATCCTCTCGGTCCAGCCCTTGCAACTCCTCATTATCCAGCTTGACCCACTCGATTTTTGCCACTCGCGTACCCTTCGGCAGCCGCAGCAGATACCGGTCGAGATTACTGAACAGCGCTATCGGGGGCAGCTCCTGGACCCACAGATCACTCTCACGGAACAGGTCCTGTACGCCAAGTTGCAATGCCCGAGTCAGTGCAGCATCTGAAAGGTCCGGGGCCTGAAACAGCATGTCCGGGAGCAGCTCATTCACATAATTCATGACTCAGCTCCCACCGCTTGTTTGAACAACTCATAATACTGGTTGCTGTTCTGCTGGTTGGCTGCAAAGTCTGCGTCCTTGGCCCAGGCCCGGTGCAACACATAGTAGGTCAGCGCCGGGGCATAGACGGCATCCACCGGCAGGTCGATATCGTAGCTGGCCAATACCTCCGGGTCATCCCCACTGGCCACAGCGATGGTGTCCGGGGAGACGGCCACTTCAATCTCGACCGCGCCAGTGCCATCACTCGGCGGATGTACCCAGAACCGGTGCTTCTGAAACTCGTCCAGCACCACATTATTCACCAGCGTCGCCGGGGTAGCGCTATGCCAATCCCGATCGAAGTTGTCCAGGTGCCGCTTGGTCACCCGGCGAATTGTCCGCTTGGGCACCGTCGTATCCAGCGGGTCCACGTTCATCGGTACATCCAGTACCGCATAAACGCCGCTGACCGTCTGGCGCGAACCAGCGGTCAGATTGTGGCTCCGAGTCTCGGAAAACGCCTGCGGACGGGCCTCCAGCAGTTCCAGAAGCCCATCATTCAGATACCGCATCAGCTCGGACAGTGGCCACCGGCGGTGGTTCCGCTCATCGGTCAGAGCCGTAGCGGCATTCAGCAGGATCGTCGAGACCTTAGTCGCCATTCATTGCATCCCAGACGCGGTCGCGGTCGGCAGCGTCAATATTGCCACCCAGCACCTTCTCGATGCAGCGCACCTTGGGTTTGCCATCGGCACCGAAGGCTTTGGCGTCGCCCTCATCTTGCAGCACCTGGATCGCACGCTCGATGTCCTCGTCCTCGAACCGGTCGTCGGGCGGTGGGACCACCTTGCCGCCATCGGCCAACCGGGCACCGGCAGCCAGGCAGGCATCAACCAGGGAGTCACGTACCGGCCGCACCACCCCAGGTTCAAACCGGGCGGACGGGCCGTTATAAGCGACAAAGAGGGGAATATCAGAAACCATCATCACAGGCATGGTGATCTCCTGTTAAGGGTGGTGGGGACCGAAGTCCCCACCAGTCTTCTCTTATGCACTCAGGGCAGTGTCGATGCACATTACAGAGAAGTCGTCTTTGGTGTCGGGGTCATAGAGATTGCCTTTGAACTGCGGCTTCGTGAAGCCGAAAATCTTGCCGTAGGAAATACCCGGCTGATTTTTGTAGTCAAAGTAATCTTCTTCCCAGAACCCCGGACCAATGTCGGCCATACCCAGTGCCTGAGCACCACACAGCAGCGCCCGCTGGCCCTGGTCGTTACCGGTGGCGCCGAACTTATTGCCGGCGGTCGCCGTGCGAGTGTTGAACACGTGGCGGAACTCGTGGATGATCAGGCCGTCGACCATGACAGAGTCAGTACCTGCGAACAGGCTGTTCTTGTCACCACGTACACCGGCATGGCGGACGTTCGCGATGAAGTCAGCGTCGAGCTTGAGATCGGCCATGCCTTCGGGGGTCACGAACATGTGGTAGATTTCCTGACCACCCTTGCCGCGAATACCGCGAATGTACATGTCCTTGGCCGCCGCTTTGATCCGGACCAGGTCCTTGTAGGTCAGCGGCGTCAGAGTGCCGTCAGCGGCGCTATAACCGTCACCCGAGGTCAGACCATTGGAGGTCAGATGGAAGGCACGGTTTGCAGTCGGGGCAGCAGCCAGATCAGGCGCGAACTCCAGGTCAGCCAGATTCTGGCCAGTAGCCAGTACCGGACGGTCACCACCACTGTTCTTCTTGGTGTACGGCACGGAACTGAGGGTCAGGAAGGCCATCTGGTCCATGCGATCCGCCAGCCAGTAGGACAGCTTGTCCTTGGACTCTTTCCGGAAATTGACGATGGATTTCTGATCAGCCATGCGGCCTTCGAGGCGGTTGGCGTTACGCAGTTGATCCAGCTGGATCACATGATCGAACGCTTTCAGCGCCTCTTCGTTGCCTTCCAGGGTGTAATCCCCGGTCACACCATCGGTGAGCATGTCGGCAACAAGCGTCATCACGGCTCGGGCGCCCTTCTCGGACTTCTTGAGTTCGGTAACGCGCTGGATCATTGCGTTGGTGCCCTTGCCAACAAATCGATTGACGAAGGACAGATTGCGGGCGTGGGACCAGGTCTCCATAGCCCATGCGGTTTTCTGCTCCGTAGTCAGAGCAGCAAAATTGGTCTTTGCCATGTCGGCGTCCTCTCACATTTCGTTCTGCGAGCTGCGCCGACAGGTGGGCACATACTCGCGTAAAGTCGCGGTTAAATGCCCGTGTCGTGGGTGAACAACGCTGTGATACTGCAAAACGCCTCTATGGGGACGGTCCCAAGCCGGTATCGTCGGCTAGACGAAAAAGAGGCGGACCTATTACAGTCCTGCCTCGAATAGTAGCACTGCGGATATATCAGTGCAAGCGTTATACGTCGCCCCGCAACCGTGCCCGAACTGACTCCGGCAGAGCGGCGTATTCGTCGTCGCTCAGTTGGCTGATGTCGACCGTGTCCTCCGGCGCGTTCCTATTGCCCCGGCGACCATCCGGTTCCGGCGGCTGTTGCTGGGCGGCCTTGGCCTTTTTCTCCACCGGCACATCGACATTGCGCTCCGGGTCCTTGGGCTTGGGCTTGGGCGTTTTCGATTCGACATAGCTCACCGGTTTCAGGTCGTGAACTTTCGTCAGCATATCCACGGCCTTCTGCACCGCGACCGACGGAGTGTACCCTTTGGACATGTAAAAGTCCTGATACTCCAGCGCCTCGGTGTTCAAGTCCTCGTCGAAGGCTTCGCCGTTCGGGTCCAGCATCGGATAATCAGCGAACACCTGATCCACGATGGCATCGAGCTTGAGCTCTTCTTTCAACTGTGCCCGCAGCTGATCAGCATCCAGTGTCTTGGATTCAGCCTCACGGGACTCGCCCCGGTTGCTCGCCATGGCATCAAACGCCTTGGTCTGCAGCTCCGCCGCCTTCTCCAGCTCCCCATCAATGGCCAGCTGGTTGGCCTCTTTCAGCCAGCTCTGAATCTGCTCCTGGGGAACCTTGGCTGCTTCGGCGGCAGCCTTGCGAGCAGCAGCAGCGTCAGCTTCCAATTGGCGAAGGCGTTCTTCCAGCTGCCGGCGCTTGGCGATCTCATGATCCATCCGCGCTTTCGGCACCATGTGGTTCGGCTTGCCGCGGTGCTTGGGCTCAGGTTCAGTTTGGGCTTCGGTCTCCGCTTCGGTTTCCGCTTCGGTCTCCGCTTCGGTCTCCGCTTCGGTCTCCGCTTCGGTCTCCGCTTCGGTGTCCGATTCGGTATCAGCCTCGGAGTCTGACTTCCCCTCACCATCGGGTACGTCCAGCTCCGCCAGATCGTCCGGAATCTCTTCGCCCTCGGCCAATTCGTTACCGAAATCCAGGTCCTCTGGCAGAGCCATGTCATCGTCGTCCGGCAAGAAATCTGCCGGGTCAAACGATGGCTTTTGCTGATCTGCCGGAAGAGTGTCTTGCTGCCCTGATTTACTCATTATGCGTTACCTCTCTTCTCATTGCCCTGAGTGCGTTGTTGCTGCGCCAAATAGCGCTGGGTTTCCGTCTGCTTCTGGACCGTGGCCAATTGAACAGCGCTCTGGACCGACTGCTTCTGGGAATTGAACCGGTGAGTCATCTGAGCCAGCTCGATGCGGGTCATCAGTTCCTCACGCTTGGATTGAATCTTCGCTTCCAGCTCCTGCAGGCGCAGCTGGTTCTCCGGCGAATCCATACCGCCAGCCTCCTGCGTAGCCTTGGCCATGTTCAGGTACATCCGGCTCTCGATCTCGCCGGCCTCAGCCATGAGCTTCTTCAACTCGCCCTGGAGCGTCTGCATCTGCAGCTCCTGCTGCATTTGCATCAACTGCAGCTCCTGTTCGGTCGGCTCGGCCATACCCGCCAGCTCCTTGAGTTGTTCGGCGATCTCATCGCGATCCGCCAACCCGCTATACTGGACAATGATGTGGTCCGGGATCATGATGCCGTTGCTGCGCAGTTCCAGGGCCTTGGCGAACTGAATATCGTCGTAAGTGTCCCGGCTCGGCTGCACCGAGACGGTAGCGTCATACTTGCCCTTGGTAATGTCGTTGTGGATCGCGCCGGTGATCGTCGGGGCGTTAATTTCGAGGGTCTCGGTACGCTCCTCACCCATCTTCGGATGAGTCTTGGTGATGTTCACCACCCGATGCTCTGTGTAGTACTGCTGGAACAGCTCCAGCAGCTTGCGGCCGAGAATGCGACGGGTCCGTGCAAGGTTGGTGAACGGTACTTGCAACTGGACATTGGCCCGGTTCTGTTTACCTTCCAGCGCTACGCCACTGATCTCCGGTGACGCAATGCCGAGCACACCCTCCATCCCGGAAATCTCCCGCAGGAACTGCCGCGACTTGTTGGAAATCAGCTCCAGCCCGGTCGGAATTGGGTTCGGTTTCACTTTCTCGGGAGGCCTTGAGCCGCGGGCATGCACCAGTACCAGCCCGGTCTCGGCCCCGCGCTCGGCCAGCTCGTCTTCGTCCATATTGACCAGCGTGCCTTCCTCCACTGTCCAGCCAGAGTTGGCGGTCGTGTTGATTACATGCAGCTCCTGGCTGGTGGTCTTATTCAAGTGGTCCTGGGAACCGATCAGGTTCTTGACCATGCCCATCGGTTTACCGCGCAGGAAGTACGGGAAATACGGCACGATGGTGAAACTGTCATAGGGCGACCAATCGTCGTGCAGTACAACGTGGTCGCAGGTCACAGTCCAACGGATACGAGACGAAGGTTTACGGTGAATCATCAGGCCAAACTGCATCCCGAAGGCTTCTCGCTGTTCAGCCGACCAGCTCATCGGCACCGGGCTCATATCCCCAGTGCGCGGGTCGATGTAGTAGTAGGCGTTCACCAGCCGTCGATACTGGCGCGAGATCACGCGCACATTCTTGATCTGCTTCTCGCCGCCGAGCCCGGCGTTATACTCCCATTGCGTCCAGTCCGGTTCACCAAAGGTGTTGCGGTTGAACTCAAAGCTGTCGTAGCTGTAATAACTGCCGGCGGCCACCAACCCTTCGACCTGTTCACGCTTGTCCTTCCCGAACGTGTTCTCGATCTCATCCAGCGTCTGCCAATAGGTCCGGGTCACCCGGTTCCAGGTCTTGGGGTCGTACTCTTTAGCATCGACGTCCAGGACGATCTCGGTCGGGTCCACGGACGAAATCCGGACTTCGCCCTGCATGTGCTCGCTAAAATCCATGCGCACATCCAGGTAACCTCGATCCGAAACAAACCCGTCGATGACCATGTCCCACTCAGCCGAGTCGAAGTCGTTGTCATCCAGCGTGTGCATGGCCAGTTTGGTCAGTATCTGGCTCAAGTCATGGGCGCCCCGGTGCTTGGCTTTGTACCCGATCCGGGCCTGCCGTTGGCTGTACTCACCCAGGGCCGCGTTGATCGTCGACAGAATCAGGTTGATGGTCAGCGCCGGGCGACCTTCTTCCTCCAGCTTCTTGAGCACCGCAGCTTCCCACTGCTCGCCCATGTAGTAGTTCTGGTATTTCTCGGCCTCTTTGACATAGTCAATGTGCCCTGCGTCCCGGTCGCGCAGGTAGCACTGCCACTGGCGCTCAGCCAATAGACGGTCGGTCTCCGGTACAGCTTTGAACGCCGTATCAGCCATCGCTCATTCCCCCTGTAGAGCCAAAGCCGCCGCTGCCCCGGTCGGTTTGATCGGTAAAGTCGGTCAATTCTACCACATCAGGCGTGGCTACGGGCACAATAACCAGCTGAGCGATCTTGTCGCCCCGGCGGATCGTGCGGGTTTCATCGCTCTCGTTGCGCAGGAGCACCTGGAGTTCGCCTCGGTAGTCCCAATCGATCAATCCAGCCTTGCGGTCAATCTCGCGCTTGGCCGCCCAGCCACTGCGAGGCCAGATTTGCCCCGCGTACCCGGTCGGGATGGCAACACGCCAACCGGTCGGAATCAATTTCTGCTGCCCCGGCTCAATTTCGCAGTTAATCGCGGACGGTAGATCATATCCCGCCGAGCCTTCGGTCTGGCGCAGTGGCAGGGGTAAGGGGTCTGTGCCCATTGCCTCCTGCAGCTGCTCCTGTTCCCACGCCGTTCGCGCAAACCCCATCACGGGCACTGCGTCTCCACGGCCTCGAAGTACATTAGCAATCGCGCCACGTCGTCTGGTCCCAGCTTCACGCCCTCGGAAGTAGCAGATGGCAGCACTGGCGTAGGGGGAGGGCAGTTCGGGTTCGGCGGCTTGCTGATCCCTGTCAGCAGACATCCCGCCAAACCGCTCGTTCCAAGCAGCAATAGGGTCACTTTTAATACGGTCGATCCGGGCACGCTTCTCCTCCTTATCCCGCAAAGCGATCAGGTTCTGAATGCCTTCAAGTAAAAGTAGCGCCACCTTGGCCCAGACCGCCGCGCTCATTACTTCGGGCCTTTCGGGTCGGCGTTTTTGACCGCCAGCGCCAGGGGCTTGATGATCTTCTCGAAGATCAGGCCAGGCCATTTATCGTCCTTGGGGGTTGGGGTCAGGGCTACGATGGCACTGGCCACCGGGTGCAGGGCCAACAGGACGGCTACGGTCTTGCCGAACCAGCCCAGGGTGTTCCACAGTTCAATGATCTGAGTAATGTCCATGTCAATAGCCCTCGTAGTAGCCAGACATCAGCGCTTCGCGGAGGCGATAGCCTTCCAGCGCCCAAATTTTCTGCTTTGCGTTATCCCGCGCGATTCGGCGGCCCAGTTCCTCGTCGAAATTCTCCGGCGAGGCACAGGCGGACTCGCCTACAACTGTGAAACCATTCTGTAGAACCAGACAACAAACAGTCACAGTCGTACCTGCAAACACGTGGTACTCCTCGCGGATAATGATTTCCTCAATCCGCTCAGGGGTAATGCGCGGGGCGGTGAGCCCTTTGGCCTGAATCTCTTGCTCAATCGTTTGGTCGTCGCTCATGTGATTCTCCATGTCAAATCTCTCTGCAGCCGTCTTCAAAGATGCGTTTCGGGGAGATGTCCTTTTTCCCGCATTGAGGTGCAAAGTCCCAGTAGGTCATCTTCCACGGGTCAATGCGGTCTGGGCCGATAATGTCACGTTTACCAATGGTAACCGTGTCCGCCTGGACTTGGTTTAACTTGTCCTTGATCAGTTGCCATTGTTCGGGCGACGGGGCAGCGCCCTGAAACCCATGCTCCAGGCCCTCAAGAAACGCCTTGAATTCAGTCAGTGTCATGCAGTTCTCCTACGCCGCTTGCCAGCCGAGGCGGCTGGACCGTGCGGACAGTGGTAGTTTGTCTTTCCACGACTTTTTCGGCTTACTCTTCGGCTTGCGCGGGACCGCGAACTGATCCAGCAGCTTGCCGATGTAAGCCATCGCATCCACACCGTCGTCGTGCGCACCGGCGGGGAACCGCAGCATTTCGTTGATCAGGCTCTGGGTCAAATCACAGCCAGAACGGAACAGCACCCGGCCCTGCTGCATTCGACCCTTGATCGACTGGGCGCGGGCCACCTTGTCGTTTTTGCCAGGTTTCAGAGGCTCATAGCTGAAACCTGTGCACTGACGCTCCCGCGCCCGTTTCATAAGCAGTGGGCCGATGGACAACTCGATCTGGCCCCGTTCAATACCCACCATAGCCGGTTTCCAGGTTTCATAGGTGTCCAGCATCTTCTCCACGAGGGTCAGGGAGTCCCAACGCCCTCGCTGAATGTCAACCACATAGATGTTGTCCTGCCCATCCACCCCGACGGTGATACCCACCGACCAGTCATTCATTTCCTTTTGCCCGACCGCCAAGTCCCAGGCCGTATAGAAGATCATGTCCTCCCAGTCGGGGAGGTCACGCTGCTGATAGAACTTAAACATCCCCTTGGTGAAAAATGCCCCCTCATCTGGTACCGGGTTCTGCTGGTACAAGGCCGACCAGTCACGGGGGCCGACCGCCCGCTTGATCCGCAGCAGCGCGTCAAGGGGGTATCGTTCCGGGTGCAGGGGCTCGCCGGCCTTGCGATACAGCTCGTCGGTCTCGGCGATGGCCGGGTAGTTCACCACCCGCCACTCGTCACCCTCGTCGTTGGCCATGGCCGTCATCAGGCGCCCCGCCAGATCGTCGTCGTGCCACCGGGTCAGGATCAGCAGCACACCGCCACCGGGCGCCAGACGGGTGTAGGCTGTCGAGGTGTACCAGTCCCAGACCGAGTCGCGAGTGGTAACCGATTCCGCTTCCTCACGGTTCTTGACCGGGTCATCGATGACTAGGCAGTTGTGGACGAGAACCTGGTTCGCAAAGAAATTCTCGGTTCCGGTTTGGAGGTCTACGACACTGTAGCCAGGGCCGTAAAGACCGTCCTCCATGTCTTTTGCACAGACGCCAAGCTGCTGTGATACCAGGCATGACACTCCCTGCACAGGCCGATCAAATTCTTCGGCACATGATTCGTGGCGTCGTGATCTATGTGATGGACTTCGGTGGCTCCGAACTTCATGCACCGTCTGCACAACATGTCTCGCCGGAGTATTTCCGATCTCACCTTGAGCCATTCGCCCTGATACGCCTTGTACCCTGGGACCGGCCGAGATTTCCGACTCTCCCAGTAGCACTCTTTTGAGCAGAACTTCTGCCGCCTGGCCTTGGTTATCCCTCTGCCGCACGTCCGACACTCGCCCTTGATCTGCGCTGTAACCTGTCGGTGCTCCTGCCGGTACTGGTCGTAACAAGCTCTGCCGCAAAACGCCTGCGTATCCGGCCCGTACCGTTTTACTGACTTCTCGTAATCTGCCCTGGGCCTCTCGAATAACTTGTCGCAGTTTGCGCAGCACAAGGACACTTTCGGAACTTCTATCGTTTTTGCGTAGCAGTCCGTACACGTCTTGGCATGGCTCGCCTTTCTGCCGCCGCATTCCGGGCAAATCTTCTTTATATGGAGCGGCTTGCCTCCCCGGGCGCAGAGGGCCGAACAGTACGCTCTCTGTTCCCTCTCTGGCACGGCTCGTCGCCTTCCCGCTCGACGGTATTCTTTTAGTGATCGTGCAAACCCCATCCTGCACTCGTGGCAATACAACCAAACCATCTTCTGGTTCGAGTTCGTCCGCGTAAATATAACCTCGTGTTTCGGTCCAGACCCGGTGATCCGGGGTACATTCCAGATCACCGACAGTGACCAGCTCTGGTTTACGGGATGCGGCAACGGCCAGTACCGGAGTCCAGCAAACTGCATTTGTTTCGTGGTCATACCCTAAAACCTCGTCGCCAATTTTTACCTCATTAGCGGCGATTATACCACGGCGGGTGTGGATAGTCGTGTTCGAACTAACACAATGAGCCCCAGTGCCGGTTATAGGTCCGCCAACACCAGCCGCACGGTAGCCACCGCCGGAGGTGGTCAGCCATTCCTCGGCGCTCTGGCTGTCCGGGTCCAGACCGAAGTTCTCGAACACCGTCTGATAGCTTTTTTCCCGAACCTGCGCCCGAACCTTACGGCTGAACTTCAACGCCAGGGCGCCGGAGTACGAACAGCTGATAAATTCGTGATGCGGGTACTTCCCGAGGTGCCACGCAGGGAAAGAAACAGAAGCCAGCTGGCTTTTACCGTGGCGAGGTGGGCAAAATATCGCCAATCGAGGACTTTGACCTGCCGCGACGGCCTCACTGAACCATTCCAGGTGCTCGCAGATGTCTTTGTGGACCCAGCCCGCCTTGTAATCAGGCATTGTGCGCTGTACAAAGGGCAGTAACCGCTTCCGAGCCAGCAAAATCCGGGCCAATTCCCGTCGCGCCGCTTTTTGAGGGTCAAACGCCTCGGCTTCTTCGGCTTCTTCAGCCTCGCGCTTGATCCTTTGGCGCTCCAGCTCGGCCATTTCCGCCCGCAGCGCGTCACGGGCCTGCTGCTGCTCGTGTTTGCGGCGATCTTCCTCGCGAACCTCGTCGTTCTGCTTGGCAATCTCGTCGGCTTTATCCTGTTGCGCTTGTCGACAGAAGATGCACACACCTTTTTCAGCAAACAGCGTGCGCGGATGCTCCTTTTCGCACATCTTGCAGACGGCTTTGAGGACATCACGAGCCATCGGTGACCTCCCCGTCCTCTATATCTTCCGGATTCAGACTGCTGAGTTTGTAGCCTGCCAGTTTCAACAGCTCATTGACGCTATAGTGCTCCAGCTGCTTGGCCGTATTGACCTCTTTCTCCGCTTCCCGTTTCTCGGGTTCGTTGAGCCGATGCAGTTTGACGAGGGAGTCGGTGGCTTTGATCTGTTCGGTGGCGTTCGCGCTGTTGCGATACGCGGTCATGTACATATGGTGGGCGTCGTCTTTGGTGAACACGACGTTAGGTAGGATATCCCGTTGGAATTCGTCCCGGTAGTGGGTCATTGCCTGCTGAAGGTCTTCGCGGTTCTTGAGCCATTTGCTGGCCGTCTGGGGACTCATACCGGCTCGCCGGGCTGCCTCTGCAATCGAGGCCCCGGCGTTCAGGGCGGCAACCAACATCTGTTCCTGTGCGGTGAGCTTGGGAAGAGGGTTGGTTGAGATCGCCTGGTCAGTGCGGATGGACTGGCGCTGACCTTCGTAGAGTTCCTCGTTGATCGGCATATAAAAAGACCCCGCGATGAAGCGGGGCAAAACGGCTTTCGCCTCACCTTTAACCCAAAAGGACACCGCAATAATATGCGCATTGCGAATTTTTTGCAAAAAATTTTTACGATTTGAAAATCGTCGAAGGAAAAGTGTCCCGGGGCAAAATGCCGGAGGAAAAGTGTCCCGGGACGAAATGTCGAAGGAAAAATGCCCCAGGACGAAATGTCACAGATTTCCGTGGCTGTCATGGTGTGGTCCCTGAGTGGATGGGGGTGGGGTCCCGATTCGCGTTCGCGGATTGGGATTCTACCACCAGCACTTTTTGGAACCTTGTTTAACCACCCCCTGGGGGGTCTACATCATGAGCAAAGAGGAAAGCAACATGCCTATCACACGCATCATCAATGACCTTGAGCAACTGCCAATGGAGGGAGGCAACTCCGCATCCGATCAAGCCATCCAAGCCTTTCTCGATTATCTGTACGAGCGGCTGGATAACAAGGAGAAAGCAGCATGAAACCACGTTACGCATGGACAGTCGTCGCAATGACCGCCCTGTTCTGGGGACCGGTCATCTACTGGGTACTCAACTAGGAGGGTACATCATGGCAAGAGAAGTAGCAGTGAAGCGGACCGGTGTAGCAGCACCGGCCCATGTTCAGAGCAATCAAACCACCAGCAACGAGGTAATCACTATGAACAACGCAACTATAGCACAAGTCGTAGCAGCATCCAGCGCCCAGTCACTCCAGTGGTTCAAGCCGCTGGCCACGGGCCAGATGACCCCACGGGAGTACATCGAATGGCTGTCCAAGGAGACAGCGGTCTCGCAGGAGGGTCGCGCCTACTCAGCGGTGTACGCCGCCAACGGTGCAGCGCCCTACGCAGTGTCAGAGATCACCAAGGCGCTGTGGGCTGCGCAAAAGGTCGGTGCAATGGGCTACGCACAAGCGGTTGGTGCTGCCCGGCGCTTCCAGCGCATGGTCGAGGCCATCACTCACAGCCTCTCCGGCCAGATCGGCTACGCGGTGCCCGAGGTGTCCGCAGCGCTGGTAAAGATTCGTGTCGACCACGAAGGCGGTGGCGAGAGTGGTCACGACTTCAAAGCGCAGGTTGAGGAGGCTATCGAGCACTACCGGCAGCAGCTGGTCGCCGGATCGATCACCCTCAAGGACTTCAATCTGGTCAAGCGTGAACTGAAGTCTCAGCTCAAGGAGCACGAGATCAAGGCGCTGATGGGCCAGGAGGAGCTGAAGGACACCGACGCTGGTAACCCCAGTGAAGACGAAGGCAGCGTGCAAGTGGCGCTGCACGAGCCCACCGATCTCTGGCAGTACGAGCCCAAAGATGTGGCTGGGGCCGAGGGCCACATGATCCGGGCGCTGCACACCTTCCGGGGTGTGGACCTGCCGCTGGATGACCCGGACTGGGGTTATCTGGTCGAGCGGGCCGCCGAGTCGCTGGCCACAGCCATCGAGTACGCCGAGCCGGACCAGAAGGAAGCCACCCGCGCCAAGGCGGAGTATCGGATGGCCGTCATCGAGGGTGGCGTCATGGCCAACCCGTGGAAGGCCCGCTGGGCGATCAACTGGACTGCACGGCGCATCTGGCGGGATCGCGAGGTGCTGCGCGGCACGCTGGCCCGGTTCGAGGAGTCCATCGCCAAGATCGAGGAGACCATGGCGCGGGAGGAGAAGTACAACCTGCCTGCCCGGATGACCCGGCTGATGAGCGAGCGGCCCATCGAGTCCGATGAGGAGCGCAGCTACTACCTGGTCTGGGAGGTGGTGCCCGAGCACAAGGTGCAGCCGGACTCGCTGTACTACACCGACCGAGCACGCAATGTCTGTACGCTGACCCAGGGCGAGTACCGCATCAAGGTGTACGAGAACTTGATGGAGTGGGCCAGCACCATCCTCCGGCGCATGGACCGGCTGTACGCCAAGGTGGTGGCGGTCGAAAACGAGCTGGCCCCAGTCTGGACGCTGATGGCTCGCGCTCCAATGCCCGCCCAGGCTCCGGTGTACTGGAACCAGCAAGGGTTCTACCTCACCGAGGCCGAAGCCCGCACCGCGCTCGCTGTGGAGCAGGCTGCTTTCCTTGAGCAGAAGCGCGAAGCGCTGGTCGAGGGGGCACACACCCACCTCGAGGCGCTGCTGGCTGCGCAAGGTTTGATCTAACCCACTCACTCCGGGGACTTCGGTCCCCGGCCTTTATAGAAGGAGATGAACATGAGCATTCTCAACAAGAAACTCGCGGCCATTCAGGCGCTGCGGGCCAAAGCCGAACCCAAGCCTGAAAAACCCCGTTACCGGGTGCGCAACGGCAAGATCGTGCTGCGGATGCCCGCGGTACTGGCCAAACCGGAGCCTAAGCCCGAACCCAAGCAGCCCGCCAGCAACGTGGTACAGCTGCTGCCCAAGGAGCAACCGGTGCACAAGATCGGCGAGACCTGCCCGCACTGCCTGGGCAAGAAGCGCTACAGCTGGCACCTCAAGGAGAAGACCGAGAAGTGCTACCGATGTAATGGCAAGGGCTATCTGGATGCACGCGATCTGGCCTTCCTGCAGAAACGACAACAAGAGGATCGGCCCATCTGCCATGTAGTCACGGCCTGAGCCGCCTGACCGCTCGCTAACCCTCTAACCCACCA